TACATATTCATAAGTGATAGTTTGTATAAAGTTTAAAGAATCTTTTTGATTGTTGGTTATGTAATACATCTGCGTAGAGGGGAACATAATAAACTCATTATTTTTTAAAGGTATGTCCCAACTTCTTCCCGCTCTTCTGTTTTGATCATAGTGGATCCTCACACTACAATCTTTAACCTTTACTCCATAAAGAAAAGTGTAATCAGGAGAATTTCTTAAATCGACTGGGTCTATGTTTAGTAAAGGAATTGTAGTTTCGCTAGGTTTATAAATGTTACCCCACGTATCTCTATTAACTAAAGTAAAATCGTGTTCTACAGTTATATGATCTCGCATATAAGTATTTAGTTTATCCCATTCTCTTGAGAATGGAAATGTTGAATTTTTAAGTCGTGACGATAAAATATCTGATTGAAGTTTGTATCGGTCTATTTCAAAACCTTTAGGCATATCTATGATGCCATAATGTAAATCTATTTCGCTTAATACTTTCTTATGCATACCAGCTCCTTTTATAAAGGAAGGTATTATAATGTCAATATGATTTAAAAAATTTGATCTAGATCAATTAGGCTTTGGCGTCTGTCAAGTCCCAAGATTGGCCAGCTTCATTCCAACTGTAACCCCAGTTATGCGTATCTGCGTCATTTTGAGCCTTTTGTTCATCTGTTAAAGCAGGAGCATCACCTATTGGTGAATGCCATTGAGCATCAGATGTATTTTTTACCCAAGAAGCAAAAGGTTTTTTAGGCCAGAAAATATTATTATCTTCGTCCCATTCATAACCTATACCTGCGTAATTTCCTCTGAATGCTTTTGAGTTATCGCCAGATTTATGAGTGTTACTTGCCGTGTTGTATGAAGTTTGAATCCACATTTGTGCAGGCCAATTATTGTGTCTCTCTAAATATTGTTGTCCTACTGATTCATCTTCAACGCCATCAGCGTTAAGCATGTCTCCGTTAACCAGTGTTAATACTTGAATAACTTTTCCATTCATTCCTATTTTTGCGAAATGTGCCATAATTTTCTCCTTATATATTAATTTTAAATTTGTGTAAATCCATATTAATTATTGAAATTTGTACCTTATTATTACTATACCAGAGCCACCAGCTCCTCCAGTTTCAATACCATCACAACTATATCCACCACTTCCACCGCCGCCACCTCCGGTGTTAACAGTTGCATTGCATCCAGTTTGTGGACTTCCAGCAGGTGAACCTCTTCCTGCTTTACCACCACCACCAGTTCCACCATCGGCATAATTACCACCACCTCCACCACCAGAGAAATAATAGTCTGATCCACAATTTACACCTGAAGTTCCAAAACCTCGTACACCGGCACCTACACCACCTGCTCCACCATTTGTTCCGTTATTAGATGGAGATCCATCTGTTCCAGCTGCTAGAGCTCCGCCCCCACCACCAGCAGATCCTCCATTAGGAGCTGAAGGAATACCGTCACCTCCAGGATTACCTTGAGGTGGACTTACTGGAGGAGTATTTCCAGCTGCACCAGTAGCCGTACCACTAGAACTAGCTCCGCTACCACCACCGGACCCTCCTGAAGTACCTGGAACAGGTGGAGTGTCAGCACCACCTCCGCCACCGCCTGTTGATGTAATTGTTGAAAATATTGAATTTGAACCACTGTTACCAACTGTAGTAGGAGAAGGTACCACTGCACCTCCAGCTCCTACTGTTATAGGATAACCTTGAACTGATATTGGTATTGCTGCGGGTCCATTTAAAGGATTAGCGGGTGAACTTGCAAATGCAGGATTATCTGTAGTGTTTGCGAAAACTCTAAATCCTCCTGCTCCGCCACCAGCTGTTGCTCTAAAACCACCTGTTCCACCTCCGTAATCACCGGTACCACCACCTCCACCACCGGCGACCACCACATAATCAGCTACTGCGAAAGGACCAGACGCGGCTGAAACACAAAATGTTCCTGGACCTACAAATGTTGCAACTTTATAATCTGTATCAACTGTTGTTAAAGTATTACACGCTCCTGAAACAGTTGCTGTAATATATAACTCACCCACTACATTTGATGTTGAATCTTGAATATTTTTCCATCCCTCTGTACTATCTACATATACAAAAGTTACCGATTGACCTTCTGTACTTAATGATGCATCGTCTGCAATACCACCAATTTTTTCAGCACCATTTGGTGAAACTGTTAACTTATTATTTTGAAAAGTATTTGTATAATCTACAACAGAAACAATTGCACCAGCAGAACCTGCTGGTAAATTCATTGTGAATGTTCCACCAGAAGTATTAGCAAAATAACCCTCACCATTTACTGCTGTAAAGGTTGCTGTTTTAATACTTCCTGTCTGCCAATCAACAGTACCTGTTCTACCAAATCCTGATGCAGTTCCAGAGTTGGTAATTGTTACACCGGAAGGAATTGTGAATGTATCTCCACTATCTCCTAATGTAACAGTACCACAATTCGTTCGTGGTGTTAATTTATTTACTTTTACTTCACTCATTATTGATATTTATACCTTATTATTACTATACCTGAACCACCTGCTCCAGGGACTGCGTTTTTTTGACCACCACCAGCACCACCAGTATTTGTAGTTCCACTTACACCGCCACTGCCTGCAGCGCCACCACCAGCTCCACCAGCTCCAGATTCTTTAGATCCTCCACCACCAGAAAAATATCTTCCTGAGGCAGGACCAGGTGTTCCATAACTTGGTGCTGTTGGTCCTATCGAAGCACATGCAAGAAAAGATCCAACTCCTCCAGCTCCACCAGTACTACCAGATTGATTTCCTCCTACAGCTCCTGCACCACCACCACCACCACCAGCGTATGAAGGTGCTGATCCACCACTACCTGCGGGATTTCCTTGAGGTGGACTAACTGGAGGACTATTTCCACTGCCTCCGCCACCTTGATTTCCTCCTCCAGAACCACCAGACATATACGTAGAGGGTGAATCTGATGATGGACTATGTCCTCCACCACCTCCGCCACCTGTAGATGTTATTGTTGAAAAAATTGCACTAGCACCTCTCACTCCTCCTTCACAAGAGGGTGTTCCGGCCGCACCACCAGCACCTACGGTTATAGGATAAGCACTTGCTGTTACTGTTATCCCTGCTGGAGCTACTAATGGGGACATTGTCGGAGCTGGTATACAACCAACAGAGTTAGATATTCTAAATCCACCTCCACCTCCACCCGCACCAACTCTAGTTCCAGGATAATTATCTCTACCACCACCGCCGCCTCCAGCAACTACTAAATAATCTACTTCATTTAAAGGAGCAGTACCAGAAATTGAAGAAATACACAAAGTTCCTGGGCCAGTAAAAATATGTGTTTTAAAATTACCACAAGTTACAATAGCATCTCCTCCTGTTGCTGTTATGAAAGAAGCACCTTCTTGAGCATATAAATTATCTTGAACACTTCTCCATCCAACTGTTGAATCTATATAAACAAAAGTTACTCCTTGTCCTTCAACGTTTAATTCAACTGGATCTCCAGCAGCTCCACCATTAATTTTTTCTGAACCATTTGGATCAACTGTTAAACTATATGTATCAAATGTGTTATTATAATCTTGAACTGAAACTATAGAGCCAGCAGCTCCTGCTGGTAAATCTACTTCAAAAGCACCCCCTGTTGTATTACAAAAATAACCTTCACCAGTTGCTGCTGTAAAAGTTGATGTTTTAATACTACCTGTCTGCCAATCTACTGTACCTGTTCTTCCAAAACCTGATTGACTTGCTCCTGAAGCTAAATTAATTGTATCGCCTGAAGCACCTAAAGTTATTGTTGTACCACACTGACTTATTAAATTACCACCATCAGATGCTTGTAAATTATTTCCTGCACTTCTGATATTATCAGATGCAGCTCCTATATTAACTGTTGTTGAGCACTTATCAATTATATTAGTGCCTGGTTGATTTTGTACGTTGTCTACTTTTATTGTTGAAGCCATAATTTTATACTACCATTATTTAGGGTATTTGTCCTTTATTTCTTGAATTGTTGTTTTCCAAGCGTCAATTCCATTGTGATAAATATTGTCTAGTTGATCCTCCCAGGGGCCATACGCTTTTTTTCTTAAATCTAATATTACTCTAGCCACAACAGCGTCATTAATTGTTAAACCCCATTCTTGACAATAAGTAAAATCAAATCCAGCTGGGACTGAAGCCTTTAATTCTAATCCATCTTGTGCATCTTTAGATAATAACAAAAAAGCATCACAGTTTGGTGTTTGAGCTATTATTGTAACGTCTTTTACAACTGGAGTTTCAGCAGTTCCAAAGAATGTTTCCCAATTACTTGCTTGTATCTGATATAACTTCATCTTCTACTCCTGTAAGTTCTATTTTTAATTGTGGATTAATGTTTCCTTCAAGTATTTTTGTTTCTTTAGGAATCAATCCAACTCCTTTTAATGCGTTCCAAGTATGAGGATTGCTCATAGCATTTCTTAATTTAGCTGGAGATGGTCTGCCATTAGCAATCATCTCAGCTTGTATTTCTCTACCAATATCAACAGTAAATTCATTTGCGGCATTGGCTTCATACATTTCTTCATCACTATAACCTTTAATTCTTGTAGGTTCTGCAATAACATAAAGTTCTTTTAATAGTTTATTTAAAATTTCAATTTCTTTATGGTTAAGTTCAAATGCTTCTTTAGCTGCTGGTTGATGACTTTCAATTTCTAAAATCTCAGCTTTAAGTTCTAAAATTTCATGCTCTAAACCTTGTCCACCATTTTGTAAGTGTTTTAGTTTAGCAACTTTAGCTTGATTTTTTAAATTAGCTACTTCTTCAAGAGCAGCTGCTCTAATTCTACCTTCTAAAAATCCTTTTAATGTTTTAATTCTTTCCCAAGGTGTATTACCTATTACTTGGTAACGATAATTAAATTCTGTGTTTAGTTTTGACGCCATATTTATTTCCTATATTGTTAATAATTTTATGCACTTAATGAATACCCCGCTGCTGCTAAAACGAATCTAGAAGTTCCAACGCCAGTTACATCGGTTGCTATCACTCCAGAGTTTGAAACTAGATTGGTTACTGCTGTTGGAGTTGTAGGATCTGTAACTGAATTCCCATAACCAAAAATTGCTTTATCCGCACCATATGAAGCGCCTGCTAAAAATGTTCTTGCATCTCCAACACCGGTTGTATCACTGGCTACTACCCCAGTATTTGATACTAAATTAGACAAATTAGTAACTACATCACTACCTAAATAACCTCCATAGAAAATTGCTTTATCCGAACCATATCCTGCTGCTGCTAGTTGAAATCTAGTAGTACCTACTCCTGTAGTATCTGTAGCTACAACTCCAGTATTAGAAACTAAATTGGTTAGTGAACTTTTCCCTGAAGCATAACCATAACCAAAAATTGCTTTATCTGTACCATATCCAGCTGCCGCTAATGCATATCTAGCAGTTCCTACTCCTGTAGTATCTGTAGCTACAACTCCAGCATTAGAAACTAAATTAGTTAATGAATAAATTGAACCACTCTCACCATAACCAAAAATTGCTTTATCTGTACCATATCCAGCTGCTGCTATACTTTCTCTAGCCGTTCCAACACCAGTCGTATCTGTTGCTACTACTCCTGCACTAGATACTAAATTGGTCACTGATACATCACTACTATTATCATCGCCATAACCGAATATAGCTTTATCTCCTCCATATCCTGCTGCTGCTAGACCTTTTCTTGTCGTTCCAACTCCTGTAACATCAGTTGCTACTACACCAGCACTAGAAACTAAATTAGTCATTGACAGCCTATTACTACCACCAGTTGTTCCATAACCAAAAATAGCTTTATGAGTTGCTGGAGCAACAGGAGCATCTGTTACAGCACCATCATCAAGTGGTATCCAACCTTGTGTTGCATCTACATAAACAATATTAAGTGTTTCACCATCTGTGGAATATTCAATTGTGTAAGTATCATCTTCACCTTGATAGTTTAAACCATTTGGATCTAGTATAATTTTATAAGTTCCCCAGGTTCTTGCATAATCAAGAAAAATAATTTGGTCGCCAGTACTAGCCGAAGCGGGGAGGGTAATCGTACAAGTATTTGATGTTGTATTAATGGGGTAACCATTTCCAGCTACTGCTGTTAAAGTTGATCCTGTTGTAACGGCCTGCCAAGATATTGCTGCGAACCCTGTTGCTGTACCTAAGTTTGCAAATGTAGCACCTGAAGGAACAGTAAAAGTATCTCCTGAATCTCCTAATGCAAAAGCTGTTCCAGTTGCTGGTGAAATTTTATTAGTTTTTACTTCTGTAGTAGATGTGATTGTAGTTGGTAAAAGTAATGTAGAATCAGTTAAAGTAAGGCCAACACCTGACGGTACTGTTACAGTATCTCCTGATGTGCCAATTTCTAGGGCTGTTCCTGATTGTGGATCTACTTTATCTACTTCTATCTTGCTCATTAAACTACTACCAACGTTCCTGTTACTGTTATTGTACCTGGTATAACAATAGGCCCTGCAAGAACCCCATTCACAACAGTTTGAGTTCCATCAATCGTTGCCGCTTGATTAGGTATAAAGTCATTAGGGCTATATTGCCCTCCAATATATTGGATTCCATTTACTGTTGCCGTCATAATTCCTCCTAAGAACTAATTGTATCGATGTAAGACATAACAACATCTAGTGAACTTGCCGTATCACTAACTGCTTCTAATACATCACCACTAGCCAAAACAATCTTCGCTCCGCCTTGGATCAATTCGATAGCTGAATTTGGTGGAATGTTGACTCCTTTTGCTAAAAAGTAATCAGCTCCGCCTTTTGCAATTTTAACATCAACTAAAATAGTTGTTGCTACAATATTACAGCATCTAATTCCTATAACTGCATCATAATTTCCTGCAGTTAAAATAGTAGTATCGCCTGTTCCAATTTCTCGTGCTAAAGTGTTTCTAAAGTCTTGTGCCATATTTTTTTCCTATAATGCGACGGCCATTGCAATTGCAAAGCCTTGTCCCGCCGCTCCTACTGGGTTGTCGCTGTTATCTAAATAAACTGTTTTACTTGCAGGCATCGTACAAAATACATCTTTAGTACCTGCACCGAAGTCAACTGCTGAATCAGAATTAGAACTTGAGATAGGTGTAGTTCTAGTTAAGTTAGCACTTGAACCATCTAAAGTTCCATAACCAACTTCCCATTCTGTTGTACCAGTATTAAAAATTGCATAATAAGTTGTATTACTATTTCCAATTCCTGCTGCAAAAGTTTCAAAACCAGTTACTGCTGATCCAAGTGCCATAGCGCCTGTACCAGTTGTAGTACTAGTTACTTTTACTCTGTCATTTATTACTAAAGCCATTTTAATTTTCTCCTATTACGCCATGCTTATAATTGCATCGGCTGCTGTTGCAGGACTAGGGAAAGAAACTTTAAATGTACCATTTGTACAAGTAAAAGTTCCACCAAAATCCAATACCACACACAATTTATCACTTTGATCATCATTATAAAGTGCTGCATGCGTTGCAGTAATTGTAGCTGAAGTCCATGTCGTATCCGCAAAATCACAACTTGCTACTGCCGTCGAATAAACAACAGCATTACCTGTAAGAGTATTACCCGTTGCTGTGTAATTAGTTCCAGAAGAACTAACTTCGTTGGTAACAACATAAACCGTACTAGCTGTATCGTATGGATTTGAAGTGTATAAAGCTAATTTAAAATCATCTCCGCCCGAAGCAAAATTATGTGTTCCAGTGAATAACTCTCCCCGAAATGCATAAGGTATTACGTTTGCCATATTTTTTTATCTCCTTAATAAGTTGATGGTGATTCCGATTTAATTGGAAGACGAATAACCCCATCTTGATATTCGTTTCTGCGTCTACGACCAAGTTGTTCTCTCGCGTACGTTTCTAAAGCTTCTGTATAAGCTTTATCATAGTATTGTAA